TGATATTGCAAAGAGAAAATTAAATAATGAATTAAAGAAAGCAGGAATACCATTAAAAGTAAATAAATATACTGAGATATTAACTGATGCTTTACCTTATCCTGTTGTAAAACTATTAGCAGAGAAATTAGGAATACCTGCAACTAGTAGTGCACTTAAAGCTAAGTTTGGTGAAAAAATAAAAGTAGGTGATATACTATATAAATTAACTATATCTGAAGTAGTTGAACAAAATTCAATAGACTTACCTAAGATTATAAAGTATTACTCAATGATGGGAGCTGAGTATGAAGCAAGACAGAAATCATTACCATTAGTATCAATACTTAAAGAACACTATAATCAAATTAAGACCTCATTAAAGAATGGTCAAACAACAAGAACAAGAGCTAATACTCAATTTGAATCTTGGTTTAACAGGGTTATATTAGGTAATACAGTTGAGGAAAAATTTGGAGTAGATAAGAAAAGTACACTTGAAGAAAAGAAAAAAACTAAAGATAAAGTAAATGCTTTTTTTAGAGGTAGATTACTTTCAAGTGAAGATGAGAAAATAAGAAGAGATATCAATTCTATCATAGATGAGATGGATAAAGATATTGTTGATTTAACACAACAAGGAACATTAGAAGCTCAAATAAAAATCAATAAAATAGTAGAAGAAAAAGATAAGTTAATAAAAAAGAGAGAAGGATTAGGTAAAAGAAGGTCAGCTTCAGCAGGTCTTAATTCATTAATGAATCATATTAGATTCTTAGGATTAGGTTATAAACTTAGTTCTATGGTTACTAACTTTTTAGAAGGTCAAATAGCTAATATGACTATTGCTGCAACAGGTGATTACTTTGAACCTAAGCATTATTATAGAGCAATGCATATTGTTAAAGGTAGTATAATTAAAAATGCTACATTAGGAGGGTATGCTACTAAAGGAGCAAAGAAAACAAGAATATTTGCTGATAGATTTGATATACTTCAGGACAGTACTAATGAATTACAAAAAGCATCTCAAAAAACTGCATTAAATTATGTAGATTATGTAACTCCTTATACTGGTAATAAAAGAGTAGAGTACTTAAATCAAACTCCACTCATGGACGCAATAATGTTAGCTACTGAAATTACAGGATTAAATGGTGAAAAGAGTAGTCTATGGGATGCATTAGATGATAATTGTAAATTATTACCTAAGTTTAGAACTGAAGAAAATATCCAAGCATGGGAACAAGGTAGTGGAGCAATGGCTCAAGCATTTAAAAAGAATGTTAGTAATGCTATTGTAACTGCTCATGGTAACTATGATAAGTTAAGAGGTATAATGGCTAAAGAAAATATAGCTGGTAAAGCATTATTAATGTTTAAAACCTGGATAGGTTCTCAACTATATCAAAGATTAGCTATTGAACAAGATGACTTGTCAGCAAATGCTAAAGGATACAAAGGTAGATATAGGTCACATACTAAAGCATCAGCAATGGTACATGGAGCAATGATAGGTGGAGTATTTGGAGGGATACCAGGAGCAGCAATAGGTGGTGGATTTGGTCTTGTACTTGCTTCATACATGGGTAAAACTATGAGTCAAACAGAAATGCAACAAGGCACAATAGGTGTATTAAAAGAATCAACATTTTTACTTAAATCATTATTGAGAAAAGCAATAGGTACTCCTATTAACTTTATAAGAGGTAGAGAATTAATAAAAGAATATTCTAATTATGATAAATTAGTAGGTGAAAATTTTACAGAAAGAGATAAGAAAAACATGAAAGCATTAATTGCTGAAATGTCAATTCAATTATCATTACTTGGACTTGGATTATTAGTAAAACAATTACTATGGGATGACGATGATGAAGATGAAGACCCTAAAAGAAAAAGACATAATTTAATGATGAATTATATTAATCAACTACAACAGTCAGCATCTTCATATATAATGATACCAAGTACTTATGATACAATATTTGGTAGAGTAGCTTTATGGGATTTTGCTAATAATGTAGGTAAATTAGTAATGACACTTAATGAATATCAAGATGAAAATGATATTTCAACTACAGGTTCTAACTCAGGTGAATCTAAAACACTAAAGGCACTTAAGAAAGTTACTCTTCCTGCAATATTAACACAAGACTCTTATGGATTTGAAACTTTAGAAGAAAGACAATTTACTCCTACTTTTTATGATGATTGGTTTTGGGATAATGAAAAAGTAAAAAGAAGAGTAATTCAACAAGAAAGAGCAAAAATCAAAAAAGAGTTAGAAGCAAAAGATATACCTGATGAAGAAATAAAAAAATTACTAGACAACAGTCTGAAGTTACCTAAAGATGTTATTGACCCTAATAGTAGAACTGCTACAAAGAGTGTCAAAGAAGAGAAAAAAGAAAAGCTAAGTGATGAAAAGAAAAAAGTCATGAAAGAATATAAAGAAAGATTAAAGAAAAATAAAAAAGAACAAGAAGAAAAGGAAAAATAAGACATCAATAGTTGGCTATAAAAATAAAAAAGCAACCCATTACAGGTTGCTTTTTACATACACACAAAACTAAGACACCTAACAATTAAAACTTTATGACATTATATGTGACACCTACACCAATAAAAGGTACAGGTTTAAAACTCATAAGGTCTAAACCATACCCTCCAGTAATACCAATTCCAAAATATTTAGGTTTAGGTAAGGTAACTTTATAGGCCAACATATCTGTAACTTTAGAATATGGATTGTCATTAGTGACTAAAACCTCCATTTTCTTAGTCTTTTTGTTTCTCATAAAAGCTACTGAGTACTTGTTATTAATTTCTATTGAAATGTCAGAGCTTTGAAAATTGACTTTTCCTTTCAAATTTACCCAGTCATTATTAAATTTTACAAGAAATTCTTCCCTTTCTTTTCCTGTACTATCAATATAAATAATAGTACTATCAGTTTTAAAAATAGTATCAAATTTTATTCTTTCCTGAATTACAGTTATAACTTCAGGTTTTTTACCTTTATACTTTTGGATTTCTGATTGTAGATATTTTACTATTTCTCGATTGGATTTTAATTCTAATACTTGTTTAGCATTTTGAACTTCTAATACTCCTATTGATGATACTGTGGCACCATATTTATCCTTATAGTATTTAACAGTATCTAATAATAAAAGTTGAGAGTCATATTTAGTTTTGTATTGTTGTAATGTACCTCTATGGCTACAATCTATCATCAATAAGATAATGATTATAACAACAAGGATTCCTAGTGTTATATTTTTCATGTTTGTAATTTTAATAAAAAAGTGAGATATTTCTACCTCACTTCCACTTTATTCACTAATTGACAAAAAACTATAATACGCCAGTACTACCAAAACCATTAAAACTTCTATCTGTATCATTAAGTTCATCAACTATCAAGAAAGAAGCTACCTCATATTGAGTAAGTACTCCTTGAGCAATTCTTTCACCTATTGATACTTTAGATAAAGATTGAGTCATATTAGAAAGTATAACTCCTATTTCTCCTCTGTAATCTGAATCTATTGTTCCAGGAGAATTAAATACTTTAAGTCCTTTCTTTAATGCTACTCCACTTCTATCTCTTATTTCTAATTGATAACCTTCAGGTATATCCATAAATAATCCTGTACCTATTAGTACTCTTTCAAATGGTCTTAATACCATATATCCTTTTTGAATACTATGTTGTAGATTATCATCTAAAGATATTTCTTGAAGTCCTTTGTATAACTTTATAAATGAATCTGCATGTAAGTCAAATCCTGCTGCTCCCTTAGTTGCATAATATGGTAATTCAACACCACCATTCTTTCTTTTTACTCTTATTAGCATTGTATATATTAAATTTTATACAAAAATAAAACTATTTTCTAAATATCAAATTTATAAAGTTTATAAATTTGAATAATTTTTCCTATATGTTGCCAATAATAATCTGAAGCACCATATCCTTTACAGTTATTTACCCAATATTTCCAGTCTTTACCTATTGCACTTGTATAATGATAGTTTAAAAACTCTGCATGGTCTGTATATCCTTCTTCTAATGTATCATATTTTCTAAATGCTAAGTTTTTATTTGCTTGATACACTTGACCTTTCCAATTAGAAAATGCTACAATACCAAAATGATTATTAGATTGTTTAGCTACATTAGATATACCTCCACCTGATTCTGCAATTGCTTGAGCTAACTGAATACTTGCAGGTACACCACATTCTGTATGTAATTTCATACATATTAAAGGTGCAATAGTAGTATAAAGATATTTTTCATGAACATTTAATTCATTGTAATGCCCTATTGATGTAAACATCATAAATAAATAGTAAAACATAATTTATAATTTAATGTGAAAAAAAATGTGGGCCAATATACTTGACCCACACTAAACTTACTTAAAACTAAAAAAACCAAAAACTTATACTTTACCAAACCAAGATTCATTTTTAATGGTCATAATAAACTTTATTATGTCATTAGCATAAATCTCAGCATTGCTAACTATTTCTTCTTCTTTATTATTTATATCCCAATTATTATTGAGTAATGATATATGAACAGTTTCATGCATTATACCTGTATGGTCTTTATATGTGCCATCTAATCTTGTAGAATTGACAAATACAAACCCTGGGTCACCAAATTTATAACTTCCTGATTTCTTAGGAATATAATTAGACAATCCATAGATATATGCTTGTTGACTATTTTCTTTATGTTTTAAAGCATCTTTTTTAGTTAAGCCATGTAGCTCATCTACTTTAAAATAATCAAATACATCAACAGATTTTTCACCTAAAATAAATAAAAAATCTTCAAACTGTTTAGTGTAAATCATAGTGCGCCAATAATTTTCATTGCTCTGATAAGTCTTGTAATTCCTACACCAGCACCTACTCTTGGGATAAAATTATAAGATAAAAACTCATTCAATTCATCCATTACTCTATTGTGACTAAATAAATCAAATAGTTTTTCAGCATATTTACCACCTTCAATAGAGTAAAATGTTTTTCTCATTTGTTCTACATCACAACTTCTTTCTGCAGAACCAATAGTTTCCTGACCACAAAGAATAACATCAATCTTTTTAGAAGTGTTATCTTCAGCTCTTTTCATATTCCAGAATGGATTAGTTCTTTCTGGGAAATGTCTAAGAAATACTGCATCAGATACATCTTTCCACAATTTAGTTTCAATCTCGTTGTCAATTATTGACACACCTTCTACATCACAGACTTCTTCATATTCTTTTACAGAATATTCTTTAAATCCTAAGTAAGTAATAAGTTCAATTTCTAATTCCATTAGTGCATTCATATCACCTGCAAATTCAAACTCAAACATTGGAAATATCATACAATGTCTTCCATCAATAGGATTCTTTTCATTTCTGTATGATGTACTAAGGCAAAAGAAACCAGGAGCATCAGGTTGAGTTAGAAGTTCATGCTCTAACCACATTTGACCTGTTTGAGGAAGTGGCCATATTTTACCTGCATAAGTAAAAGTACCAATATTAAATGGGTCTTCACAAGCTGCAAGAATACTAAGTCTGTTTTGAGTGTGAACTTCTAAAAAACCTTTACTTTGAAAAAAAGCACGAAGTTTAGCAGTAACTTTAGTAAAATCTTGTGCATCAATGTGTGGGTAAAAGGAGGAATGAAGTGAATGTTTCATACTATCTAATTGGATTAAGTTAAGAATTGCCAAATATAAAGTTTATTTTTTATTCTACAAATAACCCCAAGCTTTTAATGTATGTTCAAATGGATTTCCTTCTATCTCACTAACTAACCTTAACATCTCTTGTGCTATTTCTCTAATCTCAAGTTGTGCATGTTCTGAATTACGCAATTTAAGAAAGTTAGCAAAACTTCTCATATTAAACATTACATCAGCTTGAATCTGAGAGTTATATGTTTTGAAATATCTTGCACTTTCTTTAGCTCTTTTTCTACCAAGTATAGGAGTAAGTTCTTCAAGACATTTATGATACCAATAATCAGCATTTGATGTAAACCATTCTAAATGTTCATACCAATTAGTGTTACCTGCACCCATCATTTCTTTTGATTCAATATTTTTCCAATCTTCAGGTAAATAAAACTTATCTTCTTTTAACTCTTTATACCTTGCACTTTCTGCATTCATAGAACTAATTCTATGTTTTAGTAAATGTATATGTGATGCAATATCACAGTTTACTAAGAAATGTACTGTACCTTTCTCAAATGGTGTTTCATGTCCTTCTGACCAAAGCATATTTATTAACTTTGGAATACGTTGTTTCTTTTCTTCTGTTAGTTCTCTTGATGTAGATGTCCATGCTGAACAAGCTATAACTTCATCAGAACCATAAAATCCAATTAACTCTACTGTGTTCTTCATAATCTAAGTTTAAAAAATGTAACGTATTTTATTCCAAGACAATATCTCATCATGTAATTTTACAAAATCAGAAATATATTTATTCTTTAATTGCCATTTATACCTAATGTTCTTAGAACCATAAGATGATATTTTAGATTCTTGTCTGTCAGGTTGCCATAATATGTCTTCTACTTCAGGAGAATGTTCTAAATTGTATTCATGCATTTTATCATTGTGTGTTAGCATAATACACTCACAAAGTACGTCATTTTTTATCTTATCATCAACAAGGTAGTCTATCTTCTTAAATAACTCTTCATATAATGGTTTAGCACCAGGTATAACAATAATAGGACTAAAGTTAATATGAACATCATAACCTGCATAGTAAAAATCATTTATAGCTTCAATTCTTTCTGAAATTAATGATGTGTTAGGTTCAAGTATATCTGAAAGGTCTTGTGGCATTAATGAAAATCTAATTCTAATCTTCTTTTCAGGGTTGTAGTTTAGTAAGTCATCATTTACATACTTAGTTGCAAATGTACCCATTGCTTTAGGATGATGTTTAAAGAAATCAAATATCTTTTCCCATTCATGATACTTTAAATGTAATGCAAAATCTTCATTGCATGAAATGTCATAGCTTATAAACTCAGGATGTGTTTGATTTGGTTTATCTACATGAGTAGTATTTGCATGCTCATTTACAACTTCTAATATCTCATCTACATTAGTAGCTATTGATATTCCTGTGGGTTTATTTCTACGCATATAGCAGTAGCCACATTGATATAAACAACCATGAATAAAAGAAGGAGTAATGAAATCACTACTCCTTCCTGATGGTTTTATATCTAATGCTTTTCTAACTGTTCTTGTT